TCGGCGGGTCGGGTCGACCACTCCAGCAGGCCAGAGGCCAGCGTGTCCTTCCCTGCCCGGGCGAACCCACTGATCAGGACGAGAGTGGGGGCGGCCATCGGCTGCGGTGGTTCGGTCATGGCCGATTAGAAGGGCGGAGCGTCGGGGAGGGTGTCGGCCACCGTCGGCTTCTGGGAGCCCTTGGGGTAGGTCATTTTGTATTTAAATTGCGGGCGTCCGTTGTACTCGCCGTTAGCTTCGCACTCCACGCCGACCAAGATGGTCTGGCCGCAGGCGGGTTCGAGGTACTGGAGGTACTCGGCTGCCGTAGCGTCGAGCCTGATCTCTTCGGTGAACTTGCCGGAGTACTTGCCGACGAGCATGGCGAGCGCCTTGCCGTACTTGCTGGAGAAGTTCTTCGACAGGCAGAAGCCCTTGTCGTCGACGAAGAAGAGGCGGGCGGAGCAGGTGCCGTCCTCCCAGACCTTGACCTTCTCGAACTTGGGCTTGATGAGCTTCAGGCGGTAGGTGCCGTTGGTGGAGATGGAGGTGAGCGGGGGGCGGTCGTTGTTTTCGGTGGTCATAGGATTAGGCAAAGGTGATGGCGGTTGAGGTGGTCGGTCCCTTAATGTCGATGACCTGGACTTCGTCACCGTAGGCAGGCCACTCGCCAAGGGTCGTGCACTCGCGGTAGAGGGCCAGCGCCTTCTCGAAGTCGGAGCAGGCGTAGGACATCAGCTCAGGGCCAATCTCCACGACAGCCGTGGCGTAGGGCGGGGCCTTCTCGACGAAGAGGAAACGGAAGCCGAGCAGTCGGCGCTCGAAGGCGGTCTCGAAGCACAGGCGGTAAAAAAATGCCTGTAAATTATAGCGGTACGAACGGATGCTCTTTAAAATACCAGCCGGCGAACAATCGTCTGTGCTTTTCAGGTCCCATAGATACCCGTCGGTGCCGACGCCGTCGATGGCGCACTTCAGTTGCACGCCACAGTGATCGGTGGTAAACATGAACTCGGTCATCTCGAACTCGACGCCCATACGCTCGAGGGCGTGCTTGGCGGCTGACGCGATGATGTGGCACTCGCAGGACTCCTCGGCGCTGACTACGGTCATGCCGGGCTTGAGGCTGGACTGGAAGGCTTCATAGGTGGCCTTGCCGTCCTTAGTGCGGCGGTCGCACTCAGGGGCCGTGACGAACTTCTCGTTGAGGAGTTCAGGCTGGAGCACGGCGCAGTGAATGAGCGAGCCCATACGCAGGGCCTTGGTTTCTTCGCGCTCCTGGTTGAGGTAGGCCTGATAGTGAGCCGGGGACTTGAGCAGCTCTTTGGAGCCGGAGTAGTTAAGCGCCTGAATGCCGTCATACAGGACGCGGTGGGTGATAGGTTCGGGTGGGATACGCATGGGTGTGGTCGTGGTTTGTTATTGGGTTGGTGGAAATTAAAGGGCGTCGTCGTCGGGGTTTGCTCCCTCGACGCTGGCCGAGATGCGGCGCACATCTTCCAGCGCGGCGTCGGCGGCGTTCTCCATGGCCTCGAGCGTATTGCGGAGGACGCGGAGTTGAACGACGAGGACGTGCACGCGGTCGTGAAGGGGTTTAACCTGGGCGGCTTCGTCAGCCGTCTCGATGTGATCGGTGAAGACCTGTAGCTCAGTAATGGCCGAGCGGTTTAAATCCGACAGCGTGATGATGTCGGCGTCGTGCTGTTCATAACGTCCGGCGATGTGCTGGACGGTGGCAAGCGAGCCCGTGATGTTTTCCACAAGGCGCTTAATATTTTCGCGGTTGGTCATCGGTTGAAAGTAAGTTCCTTTATCTCGCCGTTAGGGGCAAGCGTGAAAAAGCGAACCTGTGACCGGGCAAGCGACGGGTGCGTCTTGCGCTTCCAGAGTCCTAGGTCGGAGAGGTAGTCGGCGTGCTTGCGGGCGGTCATCTCAACATAGGGGTATCCGTCGAGGAGGAGAAGCAGGGCGTACTGGCCTTTGACGGTGCGGGCGATGCGCTCGATGCCGGCGGGGAGGGGGCTGCTCATTGACCAGTCTTGGCCTTCTGCCACTTAGCCAGGGATGCGGTCATCACGGCTCTGGAGATTTGGCAGGTGATCATGTCAGACCCGAGGATGTCCTCCATGACGCGGGCGAGTTGGTTGCCAGAATAGCGGAGTTCGCCGATGGTCTGCATCTGGTTCTCGCTGCGGGCTTCAGCGCTGCGGCAAGCCTTCATCCAGAAGTCCTCGTTTGTGTCAGGCATGGTTGCGGGCTTCCTGCCAGTCTTCGCCGGCTTCGACAATCTCGTGAGGTGCGACTTCCATGGCGTGGCGGACGCAGTACCAGAGTTGATCGCCAGCCTCACGCATACCTTCGAGGCGTTCCTCGAGCTGACGGATGCGGGCGTCCTTAGCCGCGAGGAGGTTCTGGCCGTGCATGGCGCCCATCGCGGCGGAGATGGGGTCGAAGGGGTCGAAGTCGGGCTGGCTCATTTGGTCAGGGGGCGAGGGGTGGGGGAGAAGGCAGGGGCGGACTGCGAAGTGGCCGCAGAACGGAAGCCAGAGGCCGCCACGGCACCGTCGTCGTCGAGGTCTACGGAGATACCGCAAGCCGTCTGAATGGACTGCCGGCGGATGTAGGTGATGGCGCCGCCAATCTTCTGGGCGTCTAGACCCTCGGCCTTGACCATCAGGCGACCAAAGTCGAAGCGCTCACCAGAGGCGTGCAGGAAGGCGGTGTTGATGCCGACCTTACCTTCCTCGCTGACGAGCGTCTGGATCAGCGCCAGGTTGTGCTTGAGCAGGACGGGCTTGATGGCGTCAAGCAGCGCGTCGAGAGAGACGTAGCGGTTCTTGAAGCCGGGGTTTACTTTGTTGGCCTTGACGTTGTCTAGCTCGGCGAGAGCGGCGACTAGGTCAGCGGTGGGGGTTTGGTTTTTGGGCGTGGTGCTCATGGTGGGAAATTATTTGGCTTCGGTGGACTTGGTGACTTCGCCGGCCTTGATGGTGGCCTCGATGTCAGCCAGGGACATCCGGGTGTAGTCGGGGACGAAGAGGTTGTAGTACGTCACGCCGTTGCGGACGGTCGGGGTCAGGAGGCGGGCGACCTTCTGATCAGGTAATACGATGTATGACGAGTCAGCGATGATGCGATATTCAGTCGGGAGTTTGGTGTCTTTCTTCATTGGGTAGAGTTTACAAAAGGGAGGGTTTGGCTGAGTTATGTAAACTCAGTTGATGGCGCCGCGGGAGGCGGAATCGAAGATGAGGAGGGCGTCGGCGTTCCAGAGGGTGACGTCGACGGTCGGGAACAGTTCGGCAGCGCGTGCCTTGAGTTTGTTCTTCCACTGGGTCGTGGTCAGTTCGCCCTTCGTGCCGCAGGTGTGCGTCTTCTGCCAGATGGCCGGACGGATGCGGTGAATCTTCCAGCCCATGGCGACGGCGGCGCCGTAGAGGACGCCAGTGTTCCACATTAGTTTGCCGATGGCCGACCCGGGGATGTTCTTGCCGGCGAAGAGCGGAGGCTCCTCAAGGTACAGGCTCACGCCCTTGGCCTTGCAGCTGAGGTCGGCGAGTAGTTGGCAGACTTCAACATCGGAGCCGGGCATCTTAGCGCACTCGACAGGATCACCGTCAAGCGACCACACGATGCCACCGTTCACACCGGGGTCTATCGCTACGAGCAAGTGCATGGGCAAGACCCTTGTTACTTCCCACGCTGGGACAAGCGGAAAAGATTGCCGACGCGTAAGGCGTAGTCGTTCGGGGCGAAGTGGTAGGACTTGGCACCTTCATAGCCACGGTTCCAAGCCAGGGCCAGTTGCTCAGGGGTCGGGGTCGAGTAGCCGTCAGCCTTGAAGCGCTGGCGGAGGATGCGGAGGTGAGCCGCCGCGATCATGTCCTGGGCGGTGATGTTGCGCCACTGGGACCACTGGTAATGAAAGTGCTTCTCGGACTCGAGCAGGGCGTTGGCGTCGTTCCACGCGGCCTTCCCGACCTGATACATCCCACGCTCACCGGCCTTGCCGATGGCCTTGCGGTTCTGGCCTGACTCGACCTGAGCGATGGCCTCGAGGAAGGTAGCGTCGGAGGCCGCAGCTGAGTTAAAGCCGAGGAGGAACAGGGCGACGATGGAGAAAGGGCGCATGGGCTTAATCATACGCGTCTCGGGACTTGTGATCCGGCGACCTCGAAGCCGTCGAGCT